ATGGGCGCGCAGGCTAAAATAATCAATATGCTGCTTTACGACGGCAGTTTAAGCGGAGTGATTCGTATTGAAGATTCAACCTGGAATTCAGGTGAGTTATTTTCTGCTCCGAGGGACTCTGCTTCGGCCTTAATGGAAACCGGCGCATGTAACAGATATGGCGTTTATCTGTTGTTGTCTCAGGAAAAGGTATATGTCGGTCAATCTTCGGATCTGGCAAGAAGAATCACTCAACATCTTACAGGCAAGGAGTGGTGGGAGAGCGTGATTATACTTACCACACGTGACGATACTCTCAACCGGTCGGATATTGATTATTTGGAATATGTTCTTATTGAAAAGGCCTTTGCAATACAAAAATTGGACTGCGACAACAAAAAGAGCGGAAATCCTCCGAAGGTAGATATCTTTAAAAAAACTTTGCTGAATCAGTATTTGGAAGAGGCTCTTTTCCTTATGCAGCTGATAGGTGTCAGAGTGTTTTCGCCTGAAAAACCAGCGAAAAAGAAAAGAAGGACAAGAAAACAAGCGGAACCGACATTAACTATTACAGGGGAAGAACAGGGCAGTGCAAGTGAAGTATCAACGGGTGCTTCTGTCATCCCGGAACTTCCTGATGAGCCGCTGAAGATCGGCCAATTTGTATATACAGCATTAGAGAACCTCGGCGCAAGCGGATATTCTTTTTCCGATTCCGAAATCGATGAAATGTGTACACCGGAATGGTCTCAAAAAACTTTCCATACAAAGAAACCGTTTATGAAAAAATATATCAAGGGCATTACAGATAATAAAGGTGACGACGGTTTTGTAAGATTCAAATCAACGCCGTTTACATTCGGGGATCAGCAGGTTCTTATCTCGAAAGAGTGGTATGAAAGACAACGGGAGTTATTTATCAGTTGGTATAAATCATTGAAATGAGCTTGTCTTTTGAGCGAAATGACCTGTTATTATTTTCGACCGCAACAAGAGGAGTACAAAAGTGTATGAATTGCTGACAAAATACCTGCCGGAGCTGAATAAGGATAAATTCGGCGAATGGGTTTTTGATGATAAAAACGACGGTTCACCGGAACATCCTATGCATTTTCCGTTCGTCAACTATGATGATATCGTAGGAGAAATATGGCAGGCTATTTATGACACGGTAGATCAGCATCCTGAACTGGATATTGTTAAGTGGTATAACAAGCTTTTGAAAAATAAAGAGCATCAAAAGCTCAGTGATGCCATGAATAATATGGATGTATCGCAAAAGGATGGGCGAACTGTACTCCTTCTTCTATTCACGATGACAAGACGGGAAAGATCCTGTGAAGGAACTTTTGCTCATTATTTTGACGATGGGAGTGTCCGAAGATGGATTCAACGGCTGAAAGACATAGATGATGGTGTGGAGAGCGCGCCGTCGTCTGAACTGGGTGTTAAAGAAGAAAAGAACCCTATTGTTTTTACAGGGGCGCTTCAGAAATTCCGATTGATCTCAAATAATATCTGCTTCGGTCCGGAACCGATGCCGGGCGATGAAGTGGAGCAGAGACTGTCCGTTACTTCCAGCGGAGGAGTCTGGCTGACACGTTATCGTTACGGTGGTATTGACGACAGGTCAAAGCTTCTCGGAAAGGAGAAGATCTCCGCAGATGAGAATATCATAAAGAATATTCTCGATGCGGTTGCCCGGAATTTCGAGAAATATGATGATGTTATGGCTACAGATGTGGGAGTCTGGAGCCTTGATCTGACCAACACAGACGGAGAGACCTTTCAGATAAACGGATCACTTATACCAAACTCCTGTCATGGACTTTCCGATTATATTCGGGAAATGCTCGGGAGAGAAGACTTGTTTCTCTTTGACGGAAATCCTGACCGTGTTGATCGGATTGAAGTTTCATACGACAGACATCTTGAAATAGAGATGAAGGAACCGATAGATCCGGAACACCCGTACACTATTTGGGATTATCACGAAGATCTGAAGATTGACCGGGCAACTGAAACAATTGAACATTTCCGTCAGATTATGAGCGAATGTGATGTGTACAACAAATATCATGTCGCAGAAGGCGTTCCGGATTTTTTGGACGATATAGAAGTGGATGCGCTCTCAGATGTGAAGGGGAATCCGCCGGATGTTTATGTTGATCCGCATAGAAGCGACAGTTATAAGATACTTATAACTACGAAGCACGGGGGAACAAGAGAAACCTCGGGTACATTTGATAAGAACGGGCTTCCGGAGGATTGGCCGGAATTCGCAGAAAAGCTATATAGTTTCCTTTCGTTCTACGGAATCGGAGAGTTTTTTGACGAGCGTGCATACGGTAAAGTTCGTCGCAGAATGAATGACCTGATTTTCTGTAATGTTGTCTTCGAAAACGGCGGGAAGGAATATTGTTATCAATCGGATAAAGATTACGATGCGGGCGATCTTGTGATTGTTCCGGCAGGGCGTGACAATCATGAGGCCGTTGTTCGTATTGAATCGGGAGAATATCATCCTGCGGAAGAAGCACCGTTTCCATTAGATAAGATCAAACATGTGATCCGGGAATATGATGAGGAAAAGGATAAAGAGCTTTTGAAGTAAACAGGACACAATTATTTGAAACATAAAAGCCGGTGATGAATTATGAGCATGGGATATTGTGGGTATGCGGATCTTCAGGATTCCGACGAGACTATGGTTGTGTACCTATATTGTTGTTACAACGCCAACGATGATTATGAGCGTTTCATGCAAATTGAGGATGGAGAACTCTATATTGAACGAGACGCATTTGTAGAACCGGAAATACACGAAAAAATAAAGAAGTCTCCTTCGGGAAGGAAAAGACTCATTGAAAAGAGGATAAAAAAAGATATTCCTTTCGGTGATCTGCTTAACTCCGGGAAAATAAAAGTCAAGAACGCATCAGGCACATGGAAAACGCTGGCTTACGGAATTGATTTCATGGCTTACAATATCTTGTTCAAATTATTTGACGAGTATCAGGAAACTGGAGTGCTTCCAGATCATATAAGCTGGTACAGTTGAAATTGATAATGGCTTAATATTACAGGCAGCAGACTCATCACCCGCTGCCTTTATTCAGCTTTTCATGTAAAACCGGCATTCGTACTCGTCCGCGTTCAGCTTGAGTCCCGGTACCCACGGAGGCGTCTGGCCCATCTGCTCACAGACGACTTCGAGAGATACACGAGGGTCGCATTCGATGATCAATTCGTCATGGACGTGGCCGACGGTCTCGCAGCAGCGTAGCGTTTTCATGGCGTAGGCTAAGATGTCGCGGCTGATCGCCTGGACGATGTTTTCCACGAATTTCGGGCCGTAGCTTTCGATACGCTCCCATTTCTTATTCTGCCCTACGCCCTCGTAGGTGACGGACTCGGAACCAAAGCGGTTGTATCCCATTCGCGGCTTCACGTAGGATAACTGCCTTCCGGACGGGAGCGTGATGAACATCATGCCGCTCTTATAGGAGAAGATGATGCCGTGCGTTTCTGTCCGGATATGTTTTTCTACGGTATTGGTCACACAGCTGTCTACATCCCACCAGAACTGCACGATGTTCGGATTCGCGGAACGCCAGGAAGCGACAAGAGGATAAAGTTCATCCTCGGTAAGTCCCATGTCGAGAGCGCCCATCGCTTTTAATGCGCCGACCGATCCGCCGTATCCCAGGGCGAGCTCCGCAATCTTGCCTTTTTGCCTCAGGTGTGCGTTCTGACCGTGCTTTTCGACCGGGACGCCAAACATCGCGCTGGCAGACGCGCAGTAAATATCCCCGTTATTATTGAAAACTTCCATGCGCCATTTTTCGTTTGCAAGATAGGAAAGCACCCTCGCTTCGATAGCGGAGAAATCGCTGACGATGAATTTATATCCCGGCCTCGGAATGAAAGTGGTGCGGATCAGCTGCGAGAGAGTATCCGGCACATCGTCATAAAGCAGGGAGACCATTTCGTAATCACCGCTCTTAACGATATCCCTTGCCTGCTCCAGATCCGGCATGTGATTTTGCGGGAGGTTCTGCAATTGAATTATGCGTCCGGCCCAGCGCCCGCTGCGATTCGCTCCGTAGAATTGGAACATTCCGTGCGCGCGACCGTCTTTGCATACCGCCGTTTTCATCGCCTGATATTTTTTGACGGATGATTTTGCCAGCTGCTGACGGAGGGTAAGAACGTCGGCAAGTTCCGGCGGGGCGGACTTTATGGCAGCGGCCACTTCTTTTTTGCCGAGACTCTCCATCTCCATACCGTTGTCCGCGAGCCACTGTTTTATCTGCTGCACGCTGCCCGGATTGTCGAGGTGCGTCAGGTCTTTCATTTTATCGGAAAGCTCCTGTTTGGAGCGGTCATACATTGCGATAGCGTAAACGTCAAACCATCCGCCCTGGTCAAAAGAAAGGCCGCTGACTTTCATCAGCGGCGCGGTTTGTGACACTTTTCGGGTAGCTGATCTGACCAAGGTAACATTGGTTCAAGCTTGGTTGTGTCTATATTTCCTTTTTCATCAGCGAGCTTTGGCAGCTCGGTCAGGAGGTGCTCCAGATAACAGAAAACGTTGAGGTTATTGAGCTTAGCAGTCTCTACCAGGGAGTAGATGATCGCACTGGACTGTGCTCCACTGATGGAATCAATGAGTACCCAGTTCTTCCTTCCGATCGTAAACGGCCGAATGGCTCGTTCCGATGCTGAGTTGTCTATCGGGACATTCCCATTTGTGAGGAAGACGCGAAGATATTTCTCCTGATCAATGCAGTACTTCAGACCCTGTGCCGTTTTTCCACGCGGAAGAAGCGTGGTGTCGCTGACGCATTGCTTTACCCACGTGAAAAATTCATCAACGAGCGGCGCGATTCCTTTCTGCCGCTCCCTGAGCCTCTTCTCTGCCGAAAGATCCCGGAGTGAGTTTTCGAGCTTGTATATTGCCGCGATTCGGGTCAATGCCTGATAGGCTATCGCGTTCCTGGCTTTCTGTTTCTCCTCCTTGGCAAGAGCTTTGATCGCATCGGTGAAATCTCGTCGGGCATGTACCCAGCAGTTCGCGTTTGTGATCCCGTCCATCGTATTGTCCAGGACGTGATACTGCTGAAGGCCATCCGTTTCCAGGATACCCTTGAAATCCTTCAGGAATTCCTTAGGATACCTGTGATCCCGGCCGCGCTGGTAATCATAGATCACGATCGGATGCTTCTTGTCAAACTCTCCGGTTCGGTAAACCCACATGTAATTCTTGTGGCCCGGAGAACCTTTCTGATCATCCGGATCGTTTGGATCATTATCGTGGATGACCTGGCAGGTGGTTTCGTCGGCTTGAATGATACCTTCCTCATTGTGAAGAAGCTCTTCACGCATCCGATCCCAGAAAGCCCTGAGATATTTCCGGCTGACAGCAATCGTCCAGTTGGCCATGGTCTGCCGGGAAATGTTGACACCGTTCATCTGGAACTGTTTCTCGATCCGATAGAGCGGCATCGCGTTGAGATACTTTGCATTCAGGATTGCCGCCACCAGAGAAGGTGTTGCAACGCTGTTCTTCATGAGGTCTTTCGGACGGTCGCCGCGGAGGAATTCATCCTGATGATCACCATCCGTTCCGACGGCAACATCAACGGTATGTTTCTCCACTGTGAAGGTTGCAGGCTGACAGCTGACACGGGTGAACTCATCCGGTTTCATTCTTCTCCAGCAGTTTTTTCCGAAATACTGATCGAGCTGTTCGTCGGTAAGGCCATGATGATGCTCTTCGTGGGGAAGATTCTTGAAGTCCTCCTCGCGCTTGCCCTTTTCCTTAGGCTTCTTCACAATGGCCTTGATGATGACCTCTTCCGCATCCGGTTCAGGAACATCAGGATCAGCCATTTCTTCAGCCTCATTGAAAAGAGACAGCTGGCCAGCGATCTGATCCAGCTTCTCGGTCTTGCGTCCGAAACGGTTCTGTTGTGCAAGACGAAGCTGTTCGATCAGACGCTCAAGGTTATTGTTTGTCTGCTCGAGTTGATCCTGCATGGTACAGAACAGGCTGATGATCTGTTCCCTGCTGAAATCATTCAGTTGTTCCGGAGTGAATTTTTCCATGAAACCGTTCCTTTTCTATCTGTGATTATACGAAAAAGAGCGGTTTTCAGCTACTTGCCGAACTTTTGGCATTCGTCATGTTGCCTATGGATCAGCATCCGCAGAATGCCCGTACACGGTATGGAAATATAGACTTTTCAAAGCGCAACGCCCATCCGGGTGACCGCAGCATACGCATTCTGCACCCGGTATGATGCCTTCTGCGAAGCGCAGAAGTTCGTTTTTATCATGAAAAACAGAGGCTGAAAATTTCTCTGTTTTGCACAAAGCTTTTTACAGAACACGCTCCGGATGAACTTCCCTGATCTTCGGAGTGATCGGGTTCAGGCCCATCATCAGCATGGCATACTGTTCCCTTGTGATCTCGGCGGCCTCTTCCGGATTCCGCGGCCAGGTGAATGAACCGGATTCCAATCTCTTATAGAGAAGCAGGAATCCCGTCCCTTCCCAGAGGAGGCCTTTAATCCTGTCACTGCGTTTGCCGCAGAACAGGAACAACACATCCTTCTGGAATGGATTGAGATCAAACCTCGTTCCAACAAGCTGGGCGAGTCCATCAATTCCTTTCCGAAGATCCGTGTAGCCGACTGCGATGAAGATCTGCTGGACTCCGACCGCTTCAGCCAGCATGGTTCACCGCCGCAAAGATTCTGTCAAGCAGATCGGCAGAGACTGTATTGGAGACTGCAATGGTTGCTGTGCCAAGTCGGACAACCGCATCAGCGTGAAATCCAGGCAGGTCGGCTGTCTGATGGTGACTGGTATCGCCATTGAGAGGAACAGTAATCTCGGCAAATGTTATCCCGCCGGAACCGGAAGTTTCCATCCCCGAAGGCGAAGGAAGAGATTTGTTTTTCATCTCTTTGTAAGCTTCCCGGCGGATCTGGCGAAGCCAGTAGTAATACTGTTTGGCATTCACTCCATTCTCTGCAAGCCAGGAAGCGGCGGTTTGTCTTTCCGGACGGGCCTGACACTGAAGAACAATAGCCTTCCATTGTTCCATGCGGACTTCATGGGTGGATTTATCCATTTGGGATCACCTCCAGAAAACTAGTAGTTAATTGAGTTTTTCAGAGTATCTCAAATTTTTCGGCCGACGCCTAGGCGAGTGGTTTGACGTTTACGCGATAGCGTTCTCCACAAGTTCCATATCGATAAGGATGCCGCGGTCATTGATCTCCTGGTCGATATGGTACTCATCCCATACGAAATCTGGTACCGGGAATTTCCTCAGCCGGTCTTTTATCTGAAGTTCCACTTCGACATCGCGCTTGTTGTATGCTTTGAAGACAGCCCATTTCTCCGGATCATCGGACGGAAGATTCCATGTTCTCTCGCCGTTTGCCTTTGTGGGTTTGCACGGAACGCAGAAGTAGCGGATCAGGGCTTTGCCTTCCGACATTTTCCGTTGTTCGAGCTTCAGGACGGAACCGACCTTGTCCAGTGAGAGCGGCAGCCCCAGGTACGCTCCCCAGATCATGGAGCAACGCCAGGATTCGGGATTGAGATACTGTGCGCATTCCGTCGAGAGCGGATGGTTGTCATGGAACGGATCAAGGCTGACGCCTCTGTCTCTGAGGTACCGGGACAGGCAGATCCTCTCGAACTGGCTGTTATGAGCCCATTTTATTACGGAATCGTCTGTCAGGGCGTCTATGATCTCATCCGGGATGGATTCACCAGAAGCAAGGTCAATGACCCTGACATCACTCCCGTCAGCGGAATATCCGAACAGCAGGATCTCGAAGTCATCGGCTTCGGCATATTTGTACACACCGCATTTTGAGAGGACATTGCTGCTGTAAGTTTCCAAATCTACATCGAGTTCATGCATTCATTTTCCTCCGTAAAAAGCAAAAGGCGGCAGAGATAGTCCCTGCCGCCCGCCTTGTTATTGCCTGTCAAAGATCAGTTTAAGAAATCGTCATCGTCGTCATCCGCGAAGTCATCCTCAGCCCTGCTCTTGCCTCCGAGGGGTTCGCCGTCACGGATCTTCTGAAGATTGTTCAGGCCGCAGGCGATTCCCTTGTTGCCGTTGGTATTGAAAGCATACAGGTTGATGGAAGCCCTGCCGTATACCCCGGAGTAGACTTACCTTCTCTCAAGTATCGGCTGCCTGTCTGCGTCCACGATACCCGGAGCGGAGTCGGAGTTCGCGTTGATGAAGTAGCTGTTCGCGTATGCCGGATCGTCCGGTTTTTCAAGGTCGCCGTCACGGAGAGGCGTCTTGATCGCGGAAAGAGGCAGAACGGTCTTGCTGTTGCCCTTGAGTTTCGACTCGCCTTCCTCGTATGCTGCCTGAACCGCCGCTTTGATACGCTCGACGGTGACCGTGTCATCCTTCGGGATGATGAGGCTCACACTGTACTTCGGCTTGCCTCCTTTGATTGACTTCGGATCCCACACATTCGCGTAGCTCCAGCGTGTCCTCGGACCCGTGATAACTTTCGTAAGATTCATAAACTTAGGCATGATGTTTTCCTCCTTATTCGTCTTTAAAATCATCTTTTGCCGTATTGATTGCCGGACGTTTGTCACTTTCCGGCACGAGTGTCGGTTTCCCCGGCGGTTTTGTAATGAGCCCGCCGAGCAGTACATCAAACTTCTTTTTGCCCAGGAGAGAAGTCATCGCCGTAATGCCGCGAATCTTCTTCTCATAAGGGTCATATCCCGCATCGGAAACAGCTGCAGCGGCAGCGGCTTCGTCTGAATACCTGCGGTTCGATCTGCCCTCGACGACTTTGTATCCGGGATATTCCGTACCAGACAGAGCCTGTTGAAGTGCATATTCTTTGATATCGCTTCCCCAGGCGATAAGGTCGTCTATCCTCGGAAGGATTGCGGCGATCTCGTTATCGTCGATGGTGGGCGGCATCTCGAAATCATATTGTGCGAGTTCCAGATTCTTTTCCGCGCGTTTTCGGCACGTGGCTTTAACCTTACAGAACTGGCAATGTTCACCGGCATTGAATTCACCCGTGCCTTCATACGCGAGTTTTGCCGTAGGGGCGAGAACCGTGTCCGCCCAGTTCAGCAGGTCGGCCTTGCTCATTGAAAAAGTGCTGACATTGTCACGGCGCGGCTGGAAGATTGTCATCTGAATTTCTTCTATATCGTAAATGCCGTCATAGGTATCCAGGGCTCCGAGCCCGTAGCACATCATCTGCGGATTGTGATCAGCCTCGACCAGAATGCCGAGCCCGTATTTGAAATCGATGACATGCAGGACTTTGTCGGCGACAATGACGCAGTCGCCGGTTCCGAAACAGTCCGGAACCCACTGGGAGAAATCCAGATGTTCCTCGATCATGATCAGGGGATCGGAGCAATTCTGCTTTGCCGCTTCGTATTGCTCCAGAACATAAGAACAGTATTCATCGGAGCAGTCGTCCATTTTCTTGTCGAAATAATCGAGGTTTTCTGTCGGGTCGGGCGGATGCCTTCCGAGCGCTTTCAGCACCTTGTACTCGCAGAGCGCATGGGCGTCGGTTCCTTCTTTTGCGTAAGGACTCGCCCGGTCGTCCGCTCCGGCGCAGAGCTTTGCCGACGGCGGGCAGGCAAGCCATCTGTGGCTTGAAGAGGCCGACAGGAAAGCATGTTTAGGCATCCCCGATCACCTCCAGTTCCCGAAGGAGCTCTTCGTACTTTTCCGGCGGGATGTCCGTAAGGGAACCGCCGTTTGCGTACTTCCGTACCAGATTCTTCACCTGCACTTTGTAGCGGCCTTCATCTTCGGAAGCCTTCTTCGATAAAAGAAGCCGCACATCTTCTTTCTTGAGAGCGGGCTTCTTCTCAGGCTCCGGTTTCGGGGCTGCGGCTTTCTTCGGTATTTCCGGCTGCTTCGGCTCCGGCTCACCGGTATCTGTGTAAAAGGCTTTCAGGCCTTTCGCTGTTTCCGTGAGTTTCTCGCCGCATTCGATCAGGCTGTCCAGCAGCATGGACAGCTCGCTCATCTTGCTCATATGACGGCACCTCCGTTTATGATCATTTCTCCTGTGTAGATATCAAACTTGTCAATGGTGATCGGATATTCATGGGAGAGCCCGAATCCCTTCGGGTTCCGGTGAGGAAGCACCGTACCGAGAAGGTACGTAGGGTATTCCCTGTCGATTCTTACCGGGACTTCCATGCCCTCCCACGGATATACATCCGAATTGCCTTTCTTAAGCCTTGCCTTCACCGTCTGTCCGGTGAGACCGTAGAACTTGTCTTCATATCCCTGCATTGCTTGTCTCCTTTGATTTGCTGATCTTCGAGTTTCTTTGCCAGCCGTTTGGCAACCACGCTGATCGCGATGAGGACATCACGAAGCTCCTCGTCCGTGCGGTCAGCGGTTTCGGCAATCATTTCTTTCTGCATACAGCAGCACCTCCTCTCCGAAATGGCTCATCTGCCTTTCTCACCGGCTAAGTAATTGGAATCCGAATATTTCCGCTTAAGCCGTGTGAGAATTTTTATTTTTTTTCTGATGCCCTTTCTGAATTCACAGGAGAAGTAATTGAAACTGCCGTTTTTCCGCTTAAGCCCGAAAAGTTTTCTGCATGCGTACGCACACATAAAAAGGAAGCGTTCCGGTCATTTGCAAAAAAATTAAAAAAGTTTCTACCCTTAAGCGGAAATTCGCGAAGTTCAATTACTTAGCCGTCGGAAGGGTGGAAATCCGCCCTTACTAAAAAAAAGGGGGCAGGAAGCCTATGAAGGATGCAAGAGGAAGGCCGCTGGTCTACATCGCGTCCGCTTATTCCAGCGACATTCAAGGGAACACAGATGCGTCCCGTATCTACAGCAGATTTGCCGTAAAGCAGGGATACGCACCGCTGAATCCGATCCTGAATCTTGTCGGTGTGCTCTCGGATGAGACCGGCAGGGAGACGGCTCTCGAAATTGATCTCGTTTTATTAAGGAAAGCGGATCAGTTTTTTGTTTTCGGGGAGCCGACGGCAGGAATGAAGCTTGAAATTGCGGAAGCAGAGAAATGTCACATCAGGACAAGATATTTTACGAAGCAGCTGGAGGAGATTACATGAAGGTAAGCATTTTTACCGCCGACTGTGTCGGCAACGCGAAGAACTGCATGTATCCGCATGAAAAGGAAGTCACGAACGCGGCGCAGCTTGCCGCAGCGTTGACCCGTGACCATACCTGCGGACGTTTCACGGGAAATTACAGAAGTATCGGGAACTTTATCGGCTCAAACGTCATCGTGATGGATTTTGATAATGACGGTTCTGATGATCCGGCAGACTGGAAAACGCCGCAGATGATCGCTGACATGATGCCTGATGTGAGCCTGGCTATCACGCCGAGCCGGCATAACATGATCCCGAAGGACGGGAAAGCTCCCAGGCCGAAGGGCCATGTCTATTTCCCTATTGAATACATGGAAGACGCGGAGAAGTACGCGGCGATCAAGAGAGGCATTCAGGAAAAGTATCCGTTCTTCGACGGGAATGCCCTGGACGCGGCGAGGTTCATCTTCGGCGCGGACATGAATGAGAGCGACATCCTGTGGCAGGACGGCTGGTGCAACATCGTCGATGTGGTGCAGCCGCAGTACGAGACAAAGCCGGAGACGCCGGATTCGAAAGGCATGATCCCGCAGGGAAGCCGTAACAAGACACTGTCCCGTTTCGCTGGCAGAATCTTAAAGAAGCTCGGCAACTGCGACAAGGCGCGTCAGGTGTTCCTGGATGAAGCCGCCAAGTGCGAGACGCCGCTTCCGGACACGGAGCTTGATACCATCTGGAATTCGGCTCTCAAGTTTTATCGGAACACGGTGAGTAAGCAGGAAGGCTATATCCCGCCGGATCAGTACAATGACGATTTCGGAGGAAGAGGCGGCGACCTGAAACCCGATGACTACTCCGATATCGGAGAGGCGAAGGCACTCGTCGCGGAATACAGCGATGAGCTTAAGTTTACGGACGCTACGGATTATCTGAGGTATGACGGCGACTGCTGGCGTGAAGATAAGCAGATGGCGGTCGGTGCGACGGAGGAGTTTCTCGACCTGCAGCTTGCCGATGCGGAAGGCGATGTCGAGAGGACAAAGAAGGCGCTGATGTCCGCCGGAGTCACCGAGGCTGTGATTAACGCAGGCGGGAAGAAGCTCGAAAAGCAGGTGACCGATGCGGGCGGCGATTCGCTGAAGCTCTTTTTCGCATACCTCGGAGCGGTGACGTATCTTGCGTTTGTGAAAAAGCGCAGGGATTACAAGTACATTGTTTCCACCATGAATGCGGCAAAGCCCATGATCGCGATGAGCGTGAACGATCTTGACCGTGACGGCATGCTTCTCAATACGCCATATGCGACATTCGATCTGACAAAGGGCATCACGGGAGAGAGACCGCATGACCCGGCGGATCTCATCACAAAGATCACGGATGTTTCTCCGGGAAGTGAAGGCAGGGATATCTGGCTCAAGGCACTGGACACATTTTTCTGCGGGAATCGGGAACTGATCGATTATGTTCAGGAGATCGTGGGCATGGCAGCGGTCGGGAAAGTCTACCAGGAGCACCTCATCATTGCATATGGTGACGGCGCGAACGGCAAGTCCACTTTCTGGAACGCGCTGTTCCGGGTGCTCGGGAATTACGCGGGAAAGCTCTCTGCCGAAGCCCTGACCATGAACTGCAAGAGAAACGTGAAGCCGGAAATGGCGGAACTTAAGGGAAAGCGCCTCATCATCGCATCCGAAATGGAAGAAGGCATGAGGCTCAATACCGCCGTGGTGAAGCAGCTTTGCTCTACGGACGAGATCTTTGCGGAGAAGAAGTACAAAGCCCCATTTTATTTTGTGCCGTCTCATACGCTGGTGCTGTATACCAACCACCTGCCTCGTATAGGGGCAAATGACGACGGTATCTGGAGAAGGCTTGTGGTGATCCCGTTCGACGCGAAGATTACCGGAAAAGCAGACATTAAGAATTATGCGGAGTATCTGGTAGAGAATGCCGGTTCGTCCATCATGACATGGATCATCGAAGGCGCGAAGAAGGCAATTGATAAGAACTTCAAGTCGACGCTTCCGGAGTGCGTCCGCAATGCCATCGATGCCTACCGCGAGGAGAATAACTGGCTCGAGCATTTCATTTCGGACTGCTGCGATACGGATGCCGCGCTTTCGGAGAAATCCGGGGAGCTTTACCAGCAGTATCGTGCGTATTGCCTGCAGACCGGTGAATATACCAGGAGCACGGCGGATTTCTATTCCGCATTGGAGAAGGCAGGATACCACAAGAAGAAAACAAACAAGGGCTCGTTCGTTTATGGTCTGGCCCTTCGCAGCGGGCAGGATTTCCTGTGATGTTTTTGTGCCGGGTGACGGTCGTGACAGTCATTCCGGCACTTGTTTTATTTTGCGGATTTTCCGTAAATGCTGTATTTAAGCCAAAAGTGACAGTCGTGATAGTCCTCTATAAAACTCTGTATAGGGTGAATTTTTACCTGAAAAATGCCCTATAGGGAGGTTTACGGGGAGAGCATCACGACCGTCACTTTTTTACGAATGACGGAGGTTGCGATGCGAGAAAAAGAGATTGAAGGGCGTCTGGTTTCGGAGACAAAACGGCGCGGAGGCCTGTGCCTGAAATGGGTGTGTCCCGGATTTGACGGGGTTCCCGACCGGATCATTCTGATGCCGGGCGGGAGAATCGGCTTTGTGGAACTGAAAGCACCGGGCAAAAGGCCGAGACCGCTGCAGGCGTCGAGACACCGGCTTTTCTTAAAGCTGGGATTCCCTGTGCATGTCATTGACGATCCGGGACAGATCGCACCCGCCCTTGATGAGATAGGAGGAGCAGAAAGTGGAGAAGTTTAAACCGCATGAGTATCAGGAATATGCGATCCGTTACATTATCGATCATCCAATATCCGCCATATTCCTGGACTGCGGCATGGGAAAAACAGCGATCACGCTGACGGCTCTCATGCATCTTATGTACGAGAGCTTTGAAGTTCAGAAGGTGTTGATTGTGGCGCCACTCAGAGTCGCGAAGAATACCTGGCCGCAGGAAATCGAAAAATGGGAGCATCTGAAGGAACTCAGATATGCCGTTGCGGTCGGAACATCAGAAGAGAGGATTACGGCATTGGAAAGCGATGCGGACGTGTACATCATCAACCGCGAAAACCTGACCTGGCTGATCGAGAAGAGCGGGCTGCCATTCGACTATTCGATGGTCGTTCTGGATGAGCTCTCGTCCTTTAAGAACTGGCAGGCGAAACGCTTTAAATCCTTTATGCGGGTCAGGCCGAGGGTAAGAAGGGTAGTCGGTCTTACCGGTACGCCTTCTTCGAACGGATTGATGGATCTCTTTGCCGAGTTCAAATGCCTGGATATGGGCGAGCGGCTGGGACGATTCATCGGGCAGTACCGGCTGAGTTATTTCAGACCGGATAAGACAAACGGTAAGATCGTTTACAGCTACAAGCAGCTGCCGGGTGCGGATAAAAAGATCTATGACAGGATTTCCGACATCACCATTTCCATGAGCTCAGTGGATTATCTCGATATGCCGGAGCTTATCAATACGGAATATCCGGTCTATCTGTCGGAGAAAGAAGAATATGTCTACACGCAGATGTGCGAGGAGCTCGTGCTGAATGTCACGAAGGGAATGGAGATCACGGCTGCGAATGCCGCCGTCCTGTCCGGGAAACTCTGCCAGCTGGCAAACGGCGCGATCTATACCGATGCCGGTGAGATGGCGGAGATCCATAACCGTAAGCTTGATGCTTTGGAAGACATCATCGAAAGCATGAACGGGAAACCGCTTCTTGTGGCCTACTGGTATAAGCATGATTATGACCGGATCGTAAAGCGGCTGAAAGAGTGTGACATTCCGTATGAGAAGCTGGATTCTGACGATTCTATCAGGAAATGGAACTGGGGAGAGATTCCGGTCGCCCTGATCCACCCTGCTTCTGCGGGCCACGGTCTGAACCTTCAGGACGGAGGTCATGTGCTTTGTTGGTACGGGATCACCTGGTCTCTGGAACTTTATCAGCAGACCGTCGCGAGATTATACCGGCAGGGTCAGTCATCCGGAACGGTTATCGTGCAGCATATTGTAACGAAAGGAACCATTGATGAAAAAATCCTGAAAGCCCTCGAAGGGAAAAATACGACACAGACGGCACTGATCAATGCGGTGAAGGCTGTCGTAAAGAAGTGAATATCTTAAGCGGAAAAAGCCTCTTTTCAATTACTTATCTGTCAGGAAGGAGGCTTTTTTCTTATGGACGGATATCAGAGCCTGGCTAATGCCATCGTGGAGCTTGCCGCAAAAGATTACAGGAGATCGCTTAAAGCGCTTAAGAAAAATCCGAAGAATCGGGAAGCAATGTCGATGGCGATGGAGTGTGAGCGGTTTTTCAAGTCGGATTGGATAAAGGCTCTGACGAGTGTCGACGGCGAATACATTATGAACAGACTACGGGAGGAGGCGAGAAGCCTATGACTGCAAAAGAATATCTGAATCAGGCGCACAGGCTGGATATGCGGATTCAGAATCTGAACGAGCAGATAGAGAGCATGAACGCGCTTGCCACGAAGGTGACATCGACTGTGAGCGATATGCCGCGATCCGCAACGCGCAATATCCACAGTACGGAAGATATCATCGTGAACATCATGGAGTTTCAGGATGAACTGAAGGAAGCGATGAATAAACTTGTGAATCTGAAACGGGATATATGGAACACGATATCAAAGCTGGACAATGACGAATACCGGGTGCTTCTGGAGAAGCGGTACCTGTCGAGCGAGCGGTGGGAAGAAATAGCCGTCGAGATGGGATACAGCATTGACCATATCTTCCGGATGCACCGTGAAGCCCTTGATCTGATAAAGGTTCCGAAACATAACAGTAAATAACAGAGATTAACAGTAAGGCCATGTGTTATTGTTATGATGTCTAAATTGAAAATGATGAAGCCTCGACGGGAGCGATCCTGTTGGGGCTTTTCTTATGGAGGCGCATATGAAGAACAGACAGAGACAGCGGGAGAACCGCAGAAAGTATAAAAAGGATCCGAGACTTAACGCATCCGGATGCATGGATATGACGGCGTACAAAGCGATCCGGAATGTGACCCGCGAGGAGAAGAAGGAGAAACGTAATGCCGAGAAGGCCTGACTACCCGTGTGCCCATCAGGGCTGCCCGAGGCTCGTGCCTGTCGGTCAGAAGTACTGTGAGGAGCATCGGAAGATGCATCCCGAGGACAGCCGTTCCGCTTCGGCACGTGGTTACGGAAGACGGTGGCAGAAAGCATCGAAAGCGTTCCTTGCTTCGCATCCTCTCTGCGAGGAGTGCCTGAAGTACGGGAGATATACGAAGGCAACTGTCGTGGATCATATCGTTCCGCATCGCGGCGATCCGAAGCTGTTCTGGGACAGGAATAACTGGAGAGCGCTGTGCAAACGGTGTCATGATCAAAAGACTGGAAGAGAAGATTCGAGTCCGTATTATACATACTGATGTGGCAGAATCTCCCGGACGGCGGGGGAGGTATGAATCTCTGTGAGGCCGGCCCCGGAGACCGCCGCCCCCTCTCACGTGCAAAACCGCGAAATTCGAGGGAGGGGGTCTGAAGGGCAACCATACATAAGAAAAATGTGATATTTACCGCAGAAATGCCGTGTTTTGGCGCTTTCTGCGGTATTTTTATGCGCCGGCTGCGGCTGGTGCGGCAGTCAAAATGATATCGCTTTCGGCGGATTATCCGGCAGGAGCAGCGGATTTTCGAGGACAGAAAATGCAGGAAAATAGCGATTTTACAAGGAATGTCGCGAAACGGTTCTGTCCATGGTGCGGCACTCCAGTCAGTTACAAAGGCAGAGGAAGGCCGCAGACCTTCTGCTTGATGAGATGCCGGTGGGCATTTGACAAATACAGGCAGAGGCACAAGGAGATGTTTGATGAAGACAGCAGAATTAAAAGTGCTTCCGGTGAGTGTTCTGAAGCCGGCGGCATACAATCCCCGGAAGAAACTGAAACCGGGCGATAAGGAATACGAAAAGATCAAGAAGTCCATTCAGGAATTCGGCTTTGCGGATCCACTGGTGGTGAATGCTGACATGACGATCATCGGCGGACATCAGAGATTATCTGTAGCTATGGAGCTCGGGAATACCGAAGTCCCCTGCGCGGTGGTCGATATCGATAAAGCCAGAGAGAAGGCTCTGAATGTTGCGTTGAATAAAATCACCGGCGCATGGGACGAGCAGATGCTCGCGGAGCTCCTGAAAGATATCGAGGCGAGTGGCCTTGACGCGATGGTGACCGGATTCGAACCGCCAGAGATGGAGCAGTTGTTCAATAAGGTCGCCACGAAGGAAGTCGAGGAAGATGACTTCGATGTGGAAGCGGAACTGAAGAAGCCGACATTTTCCAAGAACGGAGATATCTGGCACCTCGGAAGGCACATAGTTGTCTGCGGAGATTCTGCTCAGGCTGAAACATATGCGGCTCTTATGGACGGAGTGAAGGCTAATCTGGTTCTGACGGATCCTCCGTACAATGTGAATGTCGAAGAAACCGCCGGCAAGATTCAGAACGACAACATGCCGAAAGAAGATTTTTATAAGTTCCTTCTGGCAGCATTCAGCTGTATGAATGAGAACCTGGCTGATGACGGGTCCATTTATGTATTCCATGCAGATACGCAGGGACTGAATTTCCGCCGGGCATTCCAGGACGCCGGATTTTATCTTTCCGGATGCTGCATCTGGAAGAAAAATGCGCTGGTGCTCGGCAGGTCACCGTATCAGTGGCAGCATGAGCCTTGTCTGTTCGGATGGAAGCAAAAGGGCAGGCACGAGTGGTATTCCGACAGGAAGCAGACGACGATCTGGGAATATGACCGTCCGAAGGCATCGAAGGATCATCCGACTACGAAGCCTGTGCAGCTGATGGCGTATCCGATCCGGAATTCTTCTATGACGAATGGCATTGTACTCGATCCTTTCCTCGGATCCGGCTCTACTATGATCGCCTGTGAGGAGACCGAACGTGTCTGCCGGGGCATCGAACTTGATCCGAAATTCGTGGATGTGGAAGTTGAGCGCTGGCGCAGCTATATGTCCGACGCCGGTAAGGATCCGGATGTGTATCTCATCCGTGACGGCCAGAAACTGACTTATGAGGAGACCGTGGCGGATATGCCGAAGTTGTGAGTAAGTGACAGTTTCTGCCGGGAATCTTTATGACATTTACGCCTCCGTAATCGTTGCTATTACTGCCCGGCAGAGCAATATATGTCACTACCGAAAGGCACAGGGCCTTCGGAAAACAAAAACAGAGGTACACACTATGAAGATTGATTACGACAGAACCGGAAACGAGAGAAAAGAACTGGTCGCAAAGATCGCAGAACTCACAGGTGAGAAGCCGGTATACATGAGAACACCTACCTACGCTTATAAGATCGGTCCGTTTGAGGTCAGCAGGTACGGAGTTCTTACCTGGGAAGACCGGGCGGACAATACCGCGAATGAGATCGCCGGACAGCTCGCCGAGGCAGGATTTGAGGGGAAAGCCGAGGGACTAAAAGAAAACGCCACAACGGCAGACACAGAGCCTGAGGAAGGCAAGCGTGAAGAGCCTGCGGCAGAGGAACCCGTTCAGACCGATCCTGAGTCTGAGACAGACGAGAATCCCAATAAGAATCTAACAGCAGAGGCTGAAAACGATGGTCCGGCCGCACTTTCGGTCAGTCTGCCGGATGACCTTTCCGATGAAGCATACAGCAACCTGGAAAAGATCATCGCTTCCAAGCAGACGCTGATGAAACATGCCTTCCAGAGCGAAGCCATTACGGTGGAGCGTAAGGACGGGCAGATCGTTTTCTTCGGATTTACTGCCTCGGACGGTGACCACACGGATGCATACCTCAAGTACATCACCCTGCTGACAAAGTTTGCGAAGGAAGCGAAGCGGGTAACCGGAAAGGATTACCCGGTCGATAATGAGAAGTTCGCATTCCGGTAATTCATCATCCGGATCGGAATGATCGGCGCGGATTACAAGAAGGCCAGAAAGATCCTGCTCGAGAACCTGACCGGTAACTCCTCCTGGAAGAACAGAGCGCCGGAAAAGGTTGCTCATGCTGAAACGGAAGAATCTGCTGAGACCGCTTCTGAAACGGAGGTGTCTGTCAATGAATGAGACGAGATGGATTTCCACACTGAAAACGGTGCTCATCATTCTGGCTGTCATCGCAGTGGTGCTGATCATTACCCATACCGATGAGATTGGTGCCTGGATCGCGCGGAACCTGATGAGCGAGACACATTCGAATCTGCAGCAGATTCTGGAATAGGAGGCACGGCATGAGATTTCCTTCAAGAGAACAGGTTGAGATAATCAGAAAAGAATATCCGGCGGGCTGCAAAGTCCGTCTGGTGCATATGGACGACCCTCAGAGTCCTCCGGTCGGTACCATCGGCGAAGTTATAGGCTGCGATGACAGCGGATCGCTTCTGGTCCGCTGGAGCAACGGTTCCGGCCTGAACGTGGTCCTCGACGGCGGCGATATCGTTGAGAAAGTCGAGGGCTGATATGGATATGAAAATTCGTGATGAGATCCTCGACATAAGGTCTACCGGTCTGACAAATATGATGGATTTACCGTGTGTGCAGCGCCTGGCTTTCGATAGGAACTATTTTGACCTCGTGATGTTCATCGAGGAGAATCGAAAGGAATATGTTCACTTCATCCTTTACGGAGACGGCGATGAGAAGGTGTAATCTACACCATTCCGGCGGCTGATCTTTGTCACATATATTCCGAGAAATGACTGGATAATATCCGGCTTCAGAGTGATTAATGTGACAACGAAAACAACAGCTCAAGGGCAGCCGCCCGGAAAGGAAAACGCCATGACAAACACATTTTTTGAAGAGATGAAGGAAGCGGGATACGCTTACCAGGAAGCCAAGGACAAGAGACTGGAGACCCGCACGGAGCTGGTCAAAGCAGACAAATGGGACGAGGTCAGAGCTTTCGATGAAAAGGAAAAAGCAGAGCATCCCTTCCCTTTCACGAAGGGAGCCATGAAAGCCCTGCAAGCATACCGCAACACGACACAGCGCGGATGCGACAGCTTCGGAGTTGACGATCTTCCATGGCCTGACGATACAAAGGATTTCGTAGAAACCCTCCGCAAAGCCGGAATCACAAGCATTGTGGTGACCGACGAATCGACCGGTCTCATGGACGGGATTTACGACCTGACAGCCTGCGGATGCACGATGGGAACGCTGAAAACGGTCACCAGAGCAGACGACTTCCGCTTTGGAAGCCGGGAACCGGAAACCAAGCGCGGCATCGAGTTCAAGATCAACTAAGGGGAGGATGGGCCATGATGAAGAACGGATGGGAACAGGGATCGCTTTTGATCAACGGAACAGTCGTAAAATACTGGGTAAAGCATTATGACGAGCCTTCTGAAGCCTACGGGTTGGAAGGCGGATGCATTTCGAAGATGGAGCTGCGGATTGATGGCAGGGTCACACTGAATTATGACTGCGCCTGGGACATTGAGCCGGATGACGAGATCAGCCAGCTAGCCTACGAGCTACTTTTGAAGAAGTACAACTGAGAAACGAAACAACATTGAATATGAATATTCCGAAAGCAGAACCGATCAAGGCTCTTGCTCTCGTGGTGATACAGATCGCAGCAAATATGCTGACGGTCTTTTCTTTTACGAAAAATCAGAGAAGGGAGGGAGCCGGATGGCGACCAGAGGGAGAAAGCCCACGCCGACTGCGATCAAAGAGCTGGAAGGCAATCCGGGCAAGAGACCGCTGAATCAGAACGAGCCGAAGCCAAAGAAGACGGCTCCGTCCTGTCCGAAGTGGCTCGATAAGGAAGCAAAAAAGGAATGGCGCAGACTCGCGGCAAAGATGGAACAGATGGGCGTGCTGTCCGAGGTAGATATGGCTGCTTTTGCCGGATACTGCCAGTGCTATGCCAGATGGAAGGAAAATGAGGAGTTCATTTCGAAGAACGGTTCTCTGGTAAGGACGCCTTCCGGATATTGGCAGCAGGTGCCGCAGGTATCTATCGCGCAGCAGTATATGAAGCAGATGGAGAGATTTGCCGATCAGTTCGGCCTGACCCCGGCGTCCAGATCCCGCCTGATTGCGGATGATGGGAACGGTGGTGTGAAAGATGAGATGGATGCGCTCCTGGGAGATGGTGATGAATGAGAACGAGACCGGATGATTATCCGAAATTGCAAGATTACAAACCGAGCCGGTTTATGCTGCCGGATTCGCACTATGACAAAAAGAAAGCCGACCGGGCGGTCAAATTCATTGAGATGCTCCCGCATACAAAAGGCGAATGGGAAGGCAAGCCTTTCTGGCTCCTTCCCTGGCAGGAGCAGATCATCCGCGACCTGTTCGGAATCGTGAAAGCGGACGGTTTCCGTCAGTTCCGGACGGCATATATTGAGATACCAAAGAAACAGGGGAAATCGGAACTGGCTGCGGCGATTGCGCTGTATCTGCTGTATGCAGATCATGAGCCTTCTGCGGAGGTTTTCTCAGCGGCAGCCGACCGGCAGCAGGCATCCATCGTTTTCGATGTCGCGAAAAGAATGGTGGAGATGACACCGGGACTGCAGAAGCGGTCGAAGGTCATGTCGGCGACAAAGCGGATCGTAAATTACAGCAACGCCGGATACTACCAGGTCGTTTCCGCTGATGTTGGCGGCAAGCACGGATATTCAATCAGCGGCCTGGTATTTGATGAGATCCACAATCAGCCGAATCGAAAACTGTGGGACGTTCTGACGAAGGGCTCCGGTGATGCGAGACGGCAGGCCCTGCATGTGGCGATCACAACGGCAGGAACCGACAGAAATTCGATCTGCTTCGAGCTTCACACAAAAGCGCTGGATATCCTGTCAGATCGGAAGATCGATCCGACTTTCTACCCCGTCGTCTACAGCCTGCCGATGGATGCGGACTGGCAGGACGAGAAGAACTGGTACAAAGTCAATCCTTCGCTCGGATACACGGTTCCGATAGAACGAATGAGGGAAGCATATCTGCAGTCACAGGACAATCCGGCAGAGGAAAACGTCTTCCGGACGCTCCGGCTCTGCCAGTGGGTGGGCTCAACTGTGCAGTGGATTCCGGATCACATATATGATCTCGGGAGCCGGCCGATTGATAAACATGCGCTTCGGCGTAGGGATTGTTACGCCGGACTCGATCTTTCGAGTTCGGGAGATATCACAGCACTGGTGCTGATGTTTCCTCCGAGGACAGACGATGAGAAATACATCATGCGGCCTTTCTTCTGGGTGCCGGAAGAAACAATACCGAAGCGGGTACATCAGACATCGGTTCCGTATGACAACTGGGTCGCGCAGGGATATGTGCAGGCGACGCCGGGCAATGTGATTGATTACGCCTACATTCAGAATACGATTGGCGAGCTGAGTTATAAGTACCACATCCGCGAGATCGCGTTTGACCGCTGGGGCTCCAACATGCTCGTGGAGAGGTTGACGGAAATGGGTTTGACGGTTGTTCTATTCGGACAGGGCTACAAAGATATGTCTCCCGCGTCCCGGGCATTTTACGAGGAGTTTATGAAGGGAAACATCATTCACGGCGGCAATCCTGTCATGAAGTGGATGTGCGGGAATGTCGTGATCGAGCAGGATCCGGCGGGAAATATCAAGCCGACGAAGGCAAAGTCGAAGGACAAGATCGATGGCGTTGTCGCAGCGATCATGGCTCTCGACCGATGCATCCGGCATGAGAATGAAGAGAGCGTTTACGACAGTCGTGGGCTCTTATGGATATAGACCGTCAGTCATTATTCATTCGATCTCAAAGTTAAGTAATACGCAGGAAGGAATAGGAGATGCTGTTCATTATGATACTGGCCATCGCGGTTCTGATTGCCGTGGTGGCTGTTTCTATATTCGGAATGCTGCTGATCAAAGCGGCGATTGAGGATATCTTGGAGGAATTCAGATGAGGCGGCCATTCAGAAGAAAAGCAAGGGCAGATCCGAAGAACGCTCTGGCAGGTAACAGTTACCGGTTTTATGCCGGATACTCCAACAGCGGTCAGGCGGTGAATGAACATTCCGCGATGCAGATTACAGCGGTGTACGCCTGTGTCAGAGTTTTATCCGAAGCCGTGGCGAGCCTTCCGCTGCATCTCTATCAGGATAAAGGAGACGGCAGCAAGCAGAAAGCGAGGAACCATCTGTTATATTTCCTGCTTCATGATGAGCCGAATCCGGAGATGACATCGTTCATCTTCCGGGAGACGATGATGACGCACCTGCTCCTGTGGGGCAACTTTTTCTGCCAGATCCTAAGGAATGGACGAGGCGAGGTAATCGGCTTGTATCCTTTAATGCCGAATAGGATGAGAGTCGACCGGGAAGAGCATGGGAAACTTTACTACGAATACATGCACCAGAGTGATGAAGCCGGAACGATGAAGAATGAGACGGTCAGGCCGACTCCTTATGATGTGATGCACATTCCCGGTCTCGGGTTTGACGGTCTGATCGGATACAGCCCTATCGCGATTGCCAAGAACGCGCTCGGCACATCGATGGCGACGGATGAGTACGCCAGTAAGTTCTTTGCAAATGGCGCGGCGCCATCCGGCGTATTGGAATATCCGGGCGTTGTAAAGGATCCGGAGAAACTGAGAGAGTCATGGAATTCCACATTCGGCGGCAGCCGTAATTCTGGTAAAGTCGCGGTTTTGGAGGAAGGCCTCAAATACACACCGATTTCCATCAATCCGCAGGACAGCCAGTTTCTCGAAACGAGGAAGTTTCAGGTCGATGAGATCGCGAGAATCTTCCGGGTACCTCCGCATATGATTGGTGATCTGGAGCATGCCACTTTTAGCAACATTGAAGAACAGGGACTTGAGTTCGTGATGTATGTGCTGCAGCCGTGGCTCGTTCGGATTGAATCCGGCATGAACCGGTCGCTCCTCACGCAGGAAGAAAAGAAGGAATACTTCTTCAATTTTCGGGTGGATGGTCTCATGCGTGGCAATTACCAGAGCCGGATGCAGGGATATGCAACCGGCATTAACAACGGATTCATGTCGCCGAATGACATCAGAAAACTGGAAAACATGGATCTGATACCGGATGAGGACGGCGGCAATGTCTACATGGTTAACGGAACCATGATGAAGCTCTCTCAGATTGGAGCAAGCTATGGAATAGGGGTAGGCCAATCCGAGAAAGAAAAGCCGCCCGATAAAGAATCTGCGGATAATCAGGAGCGTGGAAGGAGGAGAAAATGAACAGGTTCTGGAAATGGGTGCGGAATAAAGCACCGGATCCGGATAATCCGGATATGACAATTGAAGAGCGGACGCTGTTCCTGGACGGGACGATAGCGAGTGAAAGCTGGTTTGACGATGATGTCACACCGGCTCTTTTTAAATCCGAACTGAACAGCGGCAAGGGCAACATCACGGTCTGGATCAACTCTCCGGGCGGGGATTGCTTCGCGGCGGCGCAGATCTACAACATGATCGGTGATTATACCGGAAAGGTCACGATCAAGATTGACGGAATTGCGGCAAGCGCAGCGTCTGTCATCGCGATGGCCGGAGACACGGTTCTGGTATCTCCGGTGTCGATGATCATGATCCATAATCCCGCCACAATTGCAATGGGCGACCATAACGAAATGCAGAAGGCGATTGAGATGCTGGATTCCGTGAAGGATTCAATCATCAATGCCTATGCGTTGAAAACCGGTCTGTCCCATAACAAGCTGGCGGAGCTTATGGAGAACGAGACTTGGATGGACGCAAGGGAAGCTGTGAAGCTCGGATTTGCGGATGATGTTATCAACCGCAGTGCGCTTCAGGAGGAGAAGCCCGATGAAGAAGAGGAAACACCGGACGGGCCTGACGAGGAGAAGGACGAGAAGGAAACCCGGAAAGGAAAGGCCGGGAAACCTTCAGGGATGCTTTTCTCGAGACGGCTTGTCGAACAGGCAGCCATCAATAAGGTTGCCGATCACTACAGAACAAGCGGCGATCCGGAGTCGAAGATGCCGGACACAGCAATTGTGCACCAGGTTGGTGCAGAAGCTGAAACGGGATACCGGGTCGACGACTGCATGAAGCGGCTCGACCTTATTAAAACATTCATGTGAAAGAGAGGATTAGATTATGACTATCAAAGAACTGATTGAGAAGAGAGCGACAGCGTGGGAAGCAGCCAAGGCGTTTCTGGAATCCCATCGTGGCGAGAACGGCGTTCTTTCCGCAGAGGACAGCGAGATTTACGACCGCATGGAGAAGGATGTGACCGACCTCACGAAGGAAATCGAGAGAAAGAATCGCGAGATGGCGATTGACGACATGCTCTCGAAGCCGACAGGCATTCCGCTTACGGCAAGACCGGGAGCAGGGCATGATGCTGACGATACCAAGACAGGCAGAGCGTCCGATCAGTACAGACGCGACATGATCACAGTAATGCGTACTGGATTCAGAAAGATTTCCAATGTCCTGGAAGAAGGAACGGATGCCAATGGCGGATATCTGGTTCCGGCGGAGTGGGATAGCCGTCTGATCGATGTGCTGACCGAGGAGAATATTTTCCGTGCACTGGCTACAACCATCACGACTTCCGGAGAGCACAAGATCAATATCGCGGGTACGAAGCCGGCAGCCGCGTGGATCGAGGAAGGCGGTGCGCTGACCTTCGGAGACGCGACCTTCGACCAGATCGTACTTGACGCGCACAAGCTTCATGTGGCGGTGAAGGTGACGGAAGAGCTTCTGTACGACAACGCTTTCAATCTGGAAAACTACATCATCACGCAGTTCGGCAAGGCTCTGGGAAATGCTGAGGAGGATGCTTTCCTCAACGGCGATGGCACAGGCAAGCCGCTCGGCATCTTTGCTGAGACCGGTGGCGGCCAGACTGCGGTTACGCTTTCCGGAGTAAAGCTCGGGACGGATGACATCCTGACCCTGATCTACGCGCTGAAGAGGCCGTACCGTAAAAATGCCTCGTTCATTCTGAATGACCAGACGCTTGCGACGATCAGGAAGCTGAAGGATTCCAACGGGGCATATATCTGGCAGCCGAGCTACCAGGCAGGCGAGCCGGACAGAATCTGCGGGTATGAGGTTCACACTTCTGCCTACGCTCCGGCACTGGAAGCAGGCAAGGCCGTGATGGCGTTCGGTGATTTCAGCTACTACAACATCGGCGACCGCGGCACCCGTTCCGTGCAGATTCTCCGTGAGCTTTTCGCGGGCAACGGCATGATCGGGTATGTCGCAAAGGAGCGTGTTGACGGAAAGCTGGTGCTGCCGGAGGCAGTTCAGATCATGAAGGCCGGTGCGGCCTGATAAGGGGAGTGATGAAATATGCTGACACTGGACGAGGTGAAGAAATATTTAAGGGTTGATTCTTCTGATGAGGACGCTCTTATCACAAGCCTGATCTCCACGGCTGACTCCCTCGTCCGGGATGTCAGCCGGATGGATTCGGACACAGAAGTATCCGAGACATCCAAGCCGGTAATGATGGCGGCGGAGCTTTATATGGTCGCGTATCTGTACGAGCACAGGGAGGAAGCGGATCATCACGATTTTATGCTGACTCTCCGTGCTCTTTTATTTGGCATCCGGGAGGTGACATTCTGATGGACATTGCGGGACTAAATGTGCGGATCACGATCCAGAAGAATGAAACGCAGGTCGATAAATACGGGAACCACACGAGTACATGGACGGACTATTTTACCTGCTGGGCGACTTGCTCCAATCAGACCGGAACCGAGGACGAGGAAGCCGAGCAGACCGTAGAAGATGACCGGATGGATTTCACTGTCCGGTATTCTTCTGAGACGGCTGCCGTTGTTTCTACGAAGTACCGGATTTTACTGAACGACCGTATCTACAATATCGACCATGTGGATGATATGGGATTCAAACGGCACAGTCTGAAATTCCATGCGGCTCTGGTCCGGAGGTGACGGCATGAGCGGGATAAAGATAAAACCGGAACAGCTGGCTGACACAATCAAGAAGGAGCTGGATGATCTGGCAGAGGATACGACCGACACGGTGAAGAAGGCCGTGCAGGAAGCGGCGGATACCGCTGTGAAGGATCTGAAAGCGACTTCTCCGAAGCGTACAGGAAAGTACGCGAAAAGCTGGACGCAGAAGAAAGTGAAAGATACTTCTTCCGGCAAGGAAATCATCGTTTACGCGAGGCAGTATCAGCTGACGCATCTCCTGGAAAACGGTCATGCAAAGCGCGGAGGCGGTCGTGTTGCAGCGAGAGTTCATATCAAGCCCGTTGAAGAGAAGGTATCGGAACAGCTGGAGAATGATATCAAACGGAAGATCGGCAGCGGATAAGGAGGCACGGATGGATAAGATAATCGAAATACTTACGGAGTTCGGCATTCCCTTCGCCTACGATCATTTCGCGGAAGGCGAGGCTCCTGATCCGCATTTTGTCTGCTACCTGATTCCTTCAACAGACAATTTTGCTGCGGACGGCACAGTGTATCTGGATATCGATGTGGTGAATGTGGAGCTTTACACGGACAAGAAGGATCCGGAACTGGAAAAGAAACTGCAGGGATTTCTGACATCGGCGGGCATTGTCTATGAAAAGAACGAGGTCTGGATTGAATCAGAGAAACTGTACGAGGTAGTTTATGAATTTGAAATGGAGGCTTAAGAATGGCTGGTAAAAGAAATAAGGTCAAGTACAACCTCAAAAATGTACACTACGCCATCGCGACTATCGCGGAAGATGGTTCGGCAAGTTATGAGACACCGGTAGCGTGGCCGGGGGCGGTGAACCTGTCGCTCGAGGCACAGGGCGACCAGACGATCTTCTGGGCGGACGGCATCCAGTATTATGTAACATCGGCAAACAGTGGTTACAACGGTGACTTTGAAAGCGCAATGGTACCGGAGGATTTCCGGGAAAATGTTCTGGGCGAGGTAAAAGATGGAAATGGCGTACTGCTGGAGGATGCGGATGCGCAGCCGGTCCATTTCGCCCTGCTCTTTGAGTTCGATGGCGATGTGAATCGGATTCGTCATGTCATGTACAACTGCACGGCTACCCGTCCTTCCGTGGAATCTCAAACGAAGGAGGATTCCGTCGAAGTGAAGACGGAAACGCTGACGATCAACGCGACATCCATTAAGGATGCGACACTCGGAAAGAACATCGTGAAGGCGCGTTCCTGCTCCGATACGAAAGACGCTGCCTATACGGGATGGTATGAGAAGGTTTATATGCCGGTTGCGAAGGACGCTTCATCCGGAGCCAAAGCAAGTGGATCAACGAGTTGGTCTGACGGCGAGTGATAGGAGGATGACGGCTGATGTATAAGGAAATCGAAGTGGAGACGCAGGAGGGGAAGAAAACGTTTCCCTTCCTGGCGACAGGAACAACAGCATACAGATATAAGCAGTGCTTTCATCAGGATCTGATGATTGCATTGAACAACATGGAAGACACCGCAGATGATCAGGCGGATATGACCGTCGGTGACAAGCTGGCGTATATCATGAACGCGCAGGCCGAGAAAAAGGATATGAATAAGCTGAATGTCGAGTCATTTCTTGAGTGGGCGGATCAGTTTGACGGCGCGGAGCTCTTCCTTCACATGAGAGACTTTGTATCGATGTATCTCGGCTCCCGGCAGACCACATCGACGCCAAAAAAAGGAGTCTCCCGACCGACCGGGAAATAAATACCGCCGTCTATATGCTCCGCGCAAAACAGATGGGTCTGTCCATCGCGGAGCTTGATGAAATGGAAGAAGGTCTCGTCATGGACATGGTCATCGAATCCGGTAATGATGCTTGTTCGGATGAATATTGCCAGGTAGCGGATCAGCGCATGATGGATGCTTTTTAAAAGCAAATTAAAGTCTGTTCATAATATCGATAATCATCTGATGATCTTGAAGCAAAGTGATTGCAAAGCTTTTTTTACCAGCATCTTTTAGCGATGCGCCTATATGATATCCGATTTTTTGATCAAGGATCAGAAAACGATCATGAAAAGTATTTATATAATTTACAGTCAGGGACGGATATTGTCCATTGAAAGTGGATATTTCGGATGCTGTAAGGCGACAACCTCTATGCGTCGTATAAAGAGAAACAGAGACCCCATCAGTCTTTTTTGAAAGCAGATCTAATGTTCCGGTATCGACATAGCCATCAATAAGTATGATGTCGTTTGATGCCTTTTGTATCAATGTTGAGATTAAACTGAACGCATCATAAATCTGGCCGTCAAAAAAGACTTTTTGAGTAGATTCCTCATGATCGGAGATATAATCGAAAATCTGGTCTAATTTTGTATCAGTTTTTTTCTCATACTCAATCTGGCGCAGCTCAACAGAAGAAATCCGGTCAAACATGTATGCATTACTGGCAATAAAACGCCGCATTTCTCTAAAAGCACGCATGATGAAGATTGTCTGTTTGTCTGCAGTATCACCGTGCAAAACTGTTGCAAGCATATATATTCCCTGCTCTGTGAAAGCATAGGGAGGTTTACGGCGTCCTCCTAATTGTCCGGAAAAGAATGATGAATTTCGTGAAGTCACAATTTGTGATTTCACGAGCTCAACTTCTTGAGGCGTCAGCTGGAACATAAAGTCATCCGGGAATCTGGAAATGTTACGTTTTACCTGCTGGTTCAAAGTTCTGACTTCGTAACCGTAGATTCCGGCAAGGTCAAAATCAAGCATAACCTGTTGATTCCGAATGGTATAGATCATTGGTTGGAGAGTCGTGCTGTTTATTTCTATCAGGTCGGCAGTTTTATTATCCTGAGGTGGCTGTTTTTCTTCCATTAAACAATAATATCCTTTCGTAAATTCCGTGAAATCACAAATTGTGATTTCACGGATAGTATATCATGTGGAGAAGTATATCTCCATCAGAAGTTGAAGAGGTGAGAACATGGCATCCGGACGGATCAAAGGAATTACAATCGAGATAGACGGCGATACCACAAAGCTCACCACAGCTTTGAAGCAGGTCGATAAGCAGATCAGGGATACGCAGAGCAGCCTTCGCGATTTGAACAAGCTGCTTAAGATGGATCCGGGCAACGCCGACCTGCTGGCGCAGAAGCAGAAATACCTGACGGATGCGATTGACGCGACAAAGAAGAAACTTGAGGAAGAGAAAACTGCTCTTGAACAGCTGAAGAATGGCCCTCAGACAGATGACACGGTCCGGCAGCAGGAAGCGCTGACCAGGGAAATCGCAGATACCGAACAGCAGCTGAAAAGCCTGACGAAGGAATACCGGAACTTCGGGTCTGTCGCCGGACAGGAACTTCAGACTGCAGGAAAGAAGATGCAGGATGTCGGCGATAAGATTTCAGGCGTCGGCACAAAGATGCTTCCTGTGACCGGAGTAGTCGCGGCAGCCGGAGTAGCGGCGGTGAAGACCGCTGCCGATTTTGATTCCGGCATGAGCCAGGTTTCGGCTGTTTCAGGAGCCACGGGCGGTGATTTGGAAAAGCTCCGTGACAAAGCCCGTGAAATGGGCGAGAAGACGAAGTTTTCCGCATCCGAAGCCGCAGAAGCCATGAATTATATGGCGATGGCCGGGTGGAAAACGAACGACATGCTCGGCGGTATTGAAGGCGTGATGAATCTGGCTGCGGCTTCGGGAGAGGATCTGGCAACCACCTCGGATATCGTGACAGATGCGCTGACTGCATTCGGTCTGACGGCACAGGATTCCGGTCACTTCGCTGATATCCTTGCAGCGGCTTCGAGTAACGCCAATACGAATGTCTCCATGATGGGCGAGACGTTCAAATACGCCGCTCCTGTCGCCGGTGCACTCGGTTTTTCCGCAGAAGACACGGCAGAAGCAATCGGCCTTATGGCGAACGCCGGAATCAAGTCCTCTCAGGCAGGCACCTCGCTTCGTACGATCATGACAAACCTCACGGGTCCGATCACACTTGTCGGAGAGAAGCTCGGAGAGGTTACGGTTGAGACTACGAATTCTGACGGATCCATGAGGAGCCTCAGAGAGATCCTCGCTGACCTTCGCGGGCACTGGGGACAGCTGTCCGAATCGGAACAGGCGGCAACGGCAGAATCCATCGCCGGGAAGAACGCGATGTCGGGATTCTTGGCACTGATGAATGCTGGGGAGAGCGATATCAGCAAGCTGGAAGGCGCGATCGACACCTGTTCCGACAGCATGGACGGCTACAACGGTACGGCTGAAAAGATGGCCGCTGTCATGCAGGATAACCTGGAAGGTCAGTTGACGATCCTGAAATCTCAGCTCGAGGAACTGGCGATCTCTGTCGGTGAAATCCTGATGCCTGTTGTCCGGGACATCGTGACACATATCCAGGGCTTTGTAGACAAGCTGAATGCCCTGCCGGAACCTGTGAAACAGACGATCGTGACGATTGCTCTGGTCGCAGCGGCAGTCGGACCCGTGCTGATTGTTATCGGGAAAGTCATCTCATCTGTCGGCGGGATTATCAGTGTTGTCGGCAAGTTCGTGGGATTTATGTCCGCGACTGCTATTCCGGCAATTGCATCAGTTGCTCCGGTAATTCTTCCGATCTTGCCGATTATCGCGGCTGTGGCGGCGGCTATCGCGGCGGTGATCCTGATTGTAAAGAACTGGGGAGCAATATCCGAATGGTTCAAGGGCGTATGGGAAGCGGTCTGCAAAGGAGTGGAGGATATCGGCAAAGGCCTCGGCGACTTCTTTTCTGGCCTGTGGGACGGAATCAAGTCCGTGACGGAAATCGTATGGAATGGAATTAAAAGTTTCTTTGAAGGCTTGTGGAATGGCATCAAGAGTATGGCAGAGACTGTATTCGGCGGCATCAAGAGCTTTCTTGGCGATACCTGGGACGGGATCAAATCCGCGGCCGGAACCGCATGGGACGGGATCAAAGGCGGCTTGTCATCTGCATGGGAAGGAATCAAGACTACCGCTGGGACTACTTTTGAGACGATCAAGACGAATATCGGAATCGCGTGGGAGAATGTAAAATCTAACACTTCTACAGCGTGGGAGAACATTAAAGGTACGATCAATGAGAAGGGTGGTGGCATTAAAGGTATCATCGGAACGGCACTTGAAGGATACAAGTCTCTGTGGAGTGCCGGGTTCAGCGCAATCAATTCCCTGACCGGAGGGAAACTTGGAGATGCGCTTTCTACGGTAAAGACGAGGCTAGCCGGAATCAGTTCAGCGTTTTCCGATATGATGAGCAACGCAAAGTCCGTGGTAAGCGAAGGTCTGGAGCGGATTAAAGGATTTTTCTCAGGCTGCAGGCTCGAGTTCCCGAGGATTAAGCTGCCACATTTTTCCCTGTCGGGAAAGTTCTCGCTGGATCCGCCGTCGGTTCCGCACATCAGCGTCAGCTGGTACAGGAAGGCTATGGACGATGCATATATACTGAACAGCCCAACAATCTTCGGCATGGCCGGAGGACGGTATCTCGGCGGCGGTGAAGCCGGTTCTGAGGCCGTGGTCGGTACGGATAAGCTGGCGGAGATCGTAAGGACGGCGGTTGCGTCTGTCTCCGGCGGTAAGACCGTCATCCCAGTGTATATTGGGCAGGAGCGGATTGATGAGATTGTGGTGAGAGCCGCGAGGTCTCAGAACTTCCGGAGCGGAGGGCGATGATGATTCATCGTCCAGTTTTCGCCCATATCTGGTATACTTGATGGCAAATCAGAATTTTTAGAGGTGGTAATTTGGAAAAAGCAAATAAGATGAAAAATACTTGTATTATATTTCAGATGTTACTTTTGATGTGGTTTTTCCTTGATATGATAGGAGTTTCCTTAGGGGACAAGAGTTTAGTTACGCAGTCATATAAAGAGGACGGAGTATTTTTTCTGATTCTTCTTGTTACAGTCATATTGTTTATTGTGAAAGTTCAAATTGGAAAGTGGTTTGTTGCTGTTTGGACTTCTTTATGGTTTATAATTCAATTTTTATGTCATGAATGGTATAGTATTTTTAATAGTGGCGTTATGGGCAGTATAGAAGGAAAAATAGAATACTTTTCAGGAACACTTCAATGGATAAGGATTGAGGGAAAATACATACCAGATATTTATCACACAATACTACATATTCTTATCTTATTAACTCTAATCAGCACAATTATCTATATTGTAAAAAGTAAGAAAAAAACAAAGGTATAAATTCCAGTTTGTCAGCGTAATATATGATTGTTTTGAGGCATCTCTTCGTGGAGGTGTCTTTTATTATACCCTGACGTAGGAAGGAGGGATGCGGCGTGCTCATAGATTATCCTGTGAAATTCGGTAATGAGGAGATCCCGGAGCCGGAAGAATGGTCGGAGGAATCCTCGGTTATTGAAAATGTGAACCAGACCGAAGCCGGGACGGATCAGATTTCCGTCACACGGTATGACAAGCTGTCGGTGTCCTGTTCCTTCCAGTGTTCTCACAGGTGGGCAAGCAAGTTTAAGGTTTACAGCAAGGCTGACAGCATCTCAGTCCAGATGTACGACATCGAGCTGGGCGGATATAAAACAAGAACAATGCGGATCAGGAGTTTTAAGGCTGATCCGGTCAAGGACTCCCGCAGGACGCCGAACACGAACGGCCTGTGGAAGATTTCATTTTATCTGGAGGAATTCTGATGTATGGAGTTTCGGACGCATATAAGACTGCCATGCACCAGGCGGTCCAGAGGTTCCGGCTGACCGGAACGGTAGGAACTACGGAGTTTACGGATGAGAATATCCTGTCAGGATCGTTTTCTATAACGAATCAGTGTTCTGGCAATAACGAGATCCAGATCGGTCAGGTATATGTCGGAGAGCTGAATGTGACATTTCCGAATCTGCCGCTGACACGATATTCGCTGAAGGGGATGCAGATCACACCGTCATTCGGGCTGAGGCTTGCGGACGGTACCTATGAGGATGTGCCGCTGGGTGTGTTCAATATTTCCGAAGCGTCCTGGACGATGTCAGGGCTGGTGGTGAAGGCCTACGACAACATGTCTCTCCTGGATAAGAACTGCAATACGAGTCAGAGCAACGGTACAGCTTATGAGATGGCGCTTTTGGCAACAGAGGCCTGCGGGTTGACGCTCGGCACGACAGAGGCGGAGTTCAAAACTTTCGCAAATGGGACAGAGACGCTTTCCCTGTATGCGGAGAGTGATATCGAGACCTGGCGGGATTTTATCTCATGGCTGGCGCAGACGATCGGCTGCAACGCGATGGCAGGCAGGGACGGGAGCATTATCTTTCGGCCTTATGGTCAGACTGTCGTAGACACACTGGATGAAGAGCACCGGTTTGAGGGTGCTTCGTTCTCGGACTTTGAGACAAGATATACTGGGCTTTCCTGCGTGAATCTGGCGGATCAGACCACGAAATATTACCACGTGGAGAATGATGACGCGCTGGTCTATAACCTGGGCACGAATCCCTTCATGCAGTATGGCGTGGATGAGACGAAGGACGCCCTTCGGGCGAATGTCCTGACGGCGCTGCAGCAGATCGACTATGTGCCGTTCAAGGCGACATTGGTCGGGAACCCGGCGTATGACCTGATGGACGTGTTCAGCTTCTCCGGCGGGATCGCCGATGCCGATAAGCTGTTCTGCATGACGAAGTACAACTTCAAGTACAACGGGGGCTATGAGATGGAAGGCGTCGGGGAAAATCCGGCGCTGGCTTCGGCGAAATCGAAAACAGACAAGAATATCTCCGGACTTCTGGCGCAGGTGGAGCAGGGAAAGCTTGGGATTACAACGTTCACAAATGCTTCCGCCTACGATCTGGGTGAAACCGCTGTGAAGGTGATAAGCATCCGGTTTGTAACTTCCGAGGCGAATCACATGCTGTTCTTCGCGCAGATCGTTGTGGATGTAAAAGCGGATGCGGTGAGCAGATCGGCTGATGCGGCGGGGACGATTGTGGTGCCAATACCTGTGGTGTCTTCCGGCAGCTCAACCTCAGGAGACTCTGCGGGAGCGGATACAAGCACGGAGACAGGAACTGTGGATTCCGGCTCTGACAGTTCCGGCGCTTCTTCTTCGGAAGGCTCTGATACCGGAACAGATCGTGGAAATACCACTGAAACTACAACAGATGTATCTGTCGAAGTGAATCTTCCGGTCTCCTGGTCGGAAGACGGCCAGGCTGTCTGCTATGTGACATTTGAACTGAATGATACAAAGATTGAGATCCACCATCCGGTCGAGACCTGGCATTCCGGGAAGCATACATTTCTTCTGTATTATCCGATTGAGGATGTGACGGCGAACTATACGAACATATTCAGCGTGTATCTGCGGATGTCCGGAGGAACTGGAAACATTGAAATCGGCGGCATCGTTGCTTCAATCAGCGGTCAGGCGATGGCGGCTCAGGAAGCGTGGGACGGAAGGCTGGAATTCGGGGAATCTGTCCGGTATTTCGACATCGGCAGGAATAGCCTGAAGGCCGTCGGCTACAGTGTGATGATGGAAAAGCGGATGAAGGAACTGGTACAGAGAAGCTATGCAGATACGATGACAGGCAGAACCGCTATCGGCGCCTTTTGTAAACCGGCAGATATTTAAAGACTGGCACAAACTGATTTGCAGACCGAATAATAGGAACGGAAGGAGAGAGTGATGAAATTAAAGGGCGAGATGGTGCTCGAACTTACGGACAAAAATACCGGAGAGATCGAGACTGTCAGAGAAACAAATATGATCACGAACGCGGTGAACCACCTGCTCGGGATCAATCCGGCGGCGCTGTGGTACAAGACGAGCGGGGAATATGACGCCAGCCTGATGTGGAACGACAACATGCTCCCGATCTGCCCGAACATGATCGGAGGGATCCTGCTGTTTTCCAAAACCCTGACGGAAGATGCCGACAATATCTATCCGTCATCGGATAACCTCCCGGTGGCGTATGCCAGCAACAATGTAAATTCCACCGCGAATACAGCACGGGGCAGCATGAACCTGACGGAATCGAAAGCTCTCGACAATGGATATAAGTTCGTCTGGGAGTTCACTCCTTCACAGGGGAATGGAACAATCGCGGCGGTGGGGCTTACTTCAAAGCAGGGCGGCGCGAATGCATGGGGAAGCATGGTCAATTCTGCGACTCCTTATCTCTACATCCGGAACATTGACATCGGGAATCTCAGCGAAAAAAAGCAGATGCAGCTCTTCCATGCCGTGGAGATCGATTTTGAAAACAACCTGCTCTACGCGATCAGTTACGCAGACAGCGCAGTGACAGTAGAAAAATTCAGAATGCCGATCTTCAACATCGGTCTGAATGAGAAATTGGACGACAGTACGCTGACGCTTTTGGATACGCACGTCCTGACCTGCAGTACCTTTACGTTCTGTGGAAGTTACACGCCGTATGGAACCTTCCTCGATGGAAGAGACGGGTACTGGTATGGATTTGCGAATGAAGAGAATGCCTCCGGAAGTGCGACGATGTACTGGATCAGGATCAGCAAGTCGGATTATTCCTTCACAGAAGGCACCTGGACGCTGCCGAACGCGAGACTGCAGATCGTCGGGAGCGGAAAATATGAGAACTATCCTGAAATGGTGCATAAATCCGTCGTCCGGAATGGGTATCTGTATGCCCTCTCTTATGACAAAAAGGGCGTTTACAAAATCAATCTGGCGAATCCGGCGGATGTGACTTTGCTGAAGATTGGCTTTACGTCCGCAAATAAACCTCTGGGAAGTTCCGGGAGCAGCGAAGTGTACCTGACGATGGTGAACGATCTGATCATCGGCTGGGACTTCATGATCGATGTGAATGACAACGTGATCAGGACGGCGGGGACACAGCGGTTTGATCAGAATATCGGGTCACAGATCTTCCAGTACAGGGAGTACCTGACCTGCTTCTGTTCAAGCTACGGGACGGAGAGCCACAAGTGGTTTATCCTGACGCCTTATCTGGCGAGTATCAATAACCTGAGTTCGGCTGTCGTGAAGAACGCTGACAAGACGATGAAGATCACGTACACCCTTACGGAGGATACCTCGGGCAGCGCCTCGTAAGGGCGTGATTGTCTGGGAATGTCCGGAGAATACCGGAAAGAGAAATCAGACGGGAACGGTGTCAGAATAGCGGCTGACTGATTCAGCGACCATTACGGTTCTTCTCCGGTCCGCGCCAGACCGCTTTTGCATGGATTTGAGTTCTTTCTGCTTCTGGCGGATGGAGAACTCAAGCTCCGCTTTTTCGGCTTCGGCTTGTTCCTCGAGAGTCAATGGCTGGATGCGGATTCCGTCTTCATCGTATTCCATCATGATCGTGTCGCCGATGGAAAAGCCGAGGGCTTCGAGCCAGTTGCCGGCCATCTGGATCATGGGAGTATCGGTGTAACCGTGGGCTGTGGCCCTGCTTCTGTACTGGACTTTGATTTTCTTTTGTTTCATAGACTGCCCCTTTCTTGAGCGCGTGTTGTTTTTAAGCTGTCCTATACATCACTCATATTCGGGAGAATAGCAACGATTATCGACTGCATAAATGTGACAAATATAGTGGTGGCTTTATGTGCATGATACACAGCAGAGCATGAAGGGAGGAAGATGTAACTGATGATTGATTTTATCGTGAAATACTGGGTGCAGGAGCTTTTTGCTCTGGTGATCGCACTTATCACATGGCTGGTGAGACAGGTGAAATGTAAGAAAAAGGAATACAAAGTGTTGAATGAAGCCATTATGGCTCTGCTGCATGACCGGTTGTATAAAGCATGCAGCTTTTTGATTCATAAGGGATTCTGCACAGTCGAGGATCGGCAGAATCTCGAATATCTCGATGTACCATACAAGGTTCTCGGTGGAAATGGAACTGTCGAGAGCCTTTATCACAAATGTATGGAGATGCCATTAACAGACGGGCATTCGGATAATGCCAACAAGAACAACGAGGAGGAATGAGGTTATGGATTTTGGAATCGCAAGCGTGGCGGCAATCACGGTTATTGCCTACCTGATCGGACAGGGATGCAAGGCGTCGGAGAAGATCTCCGACAGCTGGATTCCGGTGATCTGCGGGTGCGTCGGCGCGGTGCTTGGCATCGTGGGGCTGAAGGCGATGCCTGATTTCCCGGCGACAGACGCGGTCACAGCGGTCGCGGTCGGAATCGTCAGCGGTTTCGCGGCGACAGGAATCAACCAGGTATACCGTCAGCTTATCGACAAAAAGGAAGAATGATTGGAGGTGATCCATCATCCCGGCGGCTCTGGCCGTTATCAGAGCAGGATCATTTTTAGGGGCTTTCCGGTGTCACAGCCGGGAGGCCTTTTTCTTATGGGAGGAAGCAATGACGAAAGAGGAATTCATTCGGGCGATTGCCGGATATGTAAAGAAGTACGCTCCCGGATACGGCATTAAAGTCTACTCGCCGGTCATCGCTCAGGCCATCCTCGAATCTGGATGGGGGGAATCAGAGCTGGCGAAAAAATATCACAACTACTTCGGCCTGAAGTGCGGAAGTAAGTGGGGCGGAAAGTCTGTCAATCTGAAAACGAAGGAAGAGTATAAGCCAGGAACCCTGACGGAGATCAGGGACAACTTCCGAGTCTTTGATTCGATGGAGGACGGAGTGAAGGGCTATTTCGAGTTTATACAGCTTATCCGTTATCAGAATCTCCGGGGGATCACGGACCCGGAAGAGTATCTGAGAACGATCAAAGCGGACGGTTATGCAACTTCATCCGCTTATGTGGAGAACAATATGAAGATCATCAGGCAGTACGGCCTAACCCGGTATGATGAGGAGGGAATAATCATGGCAAGAACAGCGGAGACGCTTATCGCTCAGGCAAGGGCATGGATCGGATGTAAGGAATCCGACGGGAGCCATAAGAAGATCATTGACATTTATAACAGTCACAGACCGCTCGCGAGAGGTTACGCCGTGAAATACACAGATGCCTGGTGCGCGACTTTCGTATCGGCCTGTGCAATCAAAACAGGCATGACGGACATCATCCCGACCGAGTGCGGCTGCGGGGAGATGATCCGGCTGTTTCAGAAACTCGGTGAATGGAACGAGAGCGATTCCAGGACGCCGAATTCTGGAGATATCATTTTCTACGACTGGCAGGACAACGGAGCCGGCGACAACACCGGCAATCCGGATCATGTGGGCATCGTGGAGAAGGCATCCGGCAATATGATCACAGTCATTGAGGGAAATAAGAATGATGCGGTTGGAAGACGTACACTCAGGGTGAATGGCAGATATATCCGGGGCTACGGTATTCCGAAGTATGAGAAGGAATCGCATACAATTGCGGCACCGTCCTCTGGCATTACAGTCGAGCAGGCGGCAAGAAATGTAATTGCTGGCAAGTATGGCAACGGTGATGCCAGGAAGAAAGCTATTGTCGCTCTTGGTCTGGATTATGCATCTGTCCAGAAACGTGTAAACGAAATCCTGAAAGGCAGCGTATCTTCAAAGAAATCTGTCGAGGAAGTAGCCCGCGAGGTGATCGCCGGACGCTGGGGCAATGGAGCTCAGCGCAGGAAGAAACTCACAGAAGCCGGATATGATGCTTCCGCTGTACAGAAAAAAGTAAATGACCTGCTTCGGTAATCTGAAGCGCGAAGTTATGCCCGTGGGTGATTCTTAAAGAACACCTGCGAGTTTATTTTTTTTCGAAAGTTTTCTCCCTTAAGCGGAAATATTCGGATTTGAATTACTTATCCGTTGAAGAGAGAACGGTTTAACGATATGACAACACGTCTCTCTTTTAATTTTTAAGGAAGGGAGACGGCAGTTATGACGGAAAGCCAGAAAACGGAAATCAGAAAGCATCGTACATGCGGCATGAGCTATAAAGCGATTGCTCAGATGACGGGAATTTCTGTAGGTACTGTGAAAGCTTTTTGTTCTCGGGAGCGTATTGCTCCGGCAAAAATTCAGTACGATGTGCATCACTGTCTCTGCTGCGGAATTCCGGTAGAGCAAAACGAAGGAAGGAAAGAAAAGAAGTTCTGCTCCGATTCGTGCCGGATGAAGTGGTGGAACAGTCATTTGGATCAGGTGAATCGGAAAACGTTTTATGAATTTAAGTGCGCCTGGTGCGGAAGGAAGTTTACGGCATACGGAAACGCACACAGAAAATACTGCAGCAGAGAGTGCTTCGGTAATGCAAGATGCGGAGGTGATAATTTTGGAAATGCTGAAAAATGAAGGCGCAGTGGTTGTTCCCGTAAGTGAGAAATATATGCTGACCGTAAAGGAAGCGGCTGCGTACTTCAACATCGGCGTCAAAAAGACTCGCCGTATTGCGGAGGATAATCTCGGTACGCTCTCTGTTTACAGCGGGAACCGCTACCTGATCATCCGCTGGAAATTCGAAGAGTTTATCTGCGAAAGCTCTGAGATTTAAATTCCGTTTATCTGCCGAAAGTAGTTGCTATTTCCCGCTTTCAGAGTGATAGATAGGACACCGGAAACCCGGCAGAAAAGGGCGAAAGGACGGTGAAAGTTTATGAGGAAAACGGATCTCGGAACGAAGGATCTTCTGAATCCGCAGGAGACAATCGAACACTTCCGCTTAAGCGGCAGGAAGTTTTATGCGATGCTGAAGGCAAATAAAAAGAATGATTTTGTTGTTCTGTACGGCACAAGGAAGCTGATCATCAGGGTGGCATTTCAGAAATATCTGCTTTCTCATCCAGAACTCAGGAGGAAAGATACATGGGAATAAGAGGGAACATCAGACGGGACTCAAAGCACAGGGTGCTGCGGGCTGGAGAGTCCATCAGGGCTGACGGAAAATATCAGTTCAAATATCACGTGGACGGCAAGCCGAAGTTCGTGTACAGCTGGAGGCTCGAACCGACGGATAAGCTCCCGGCCGGTAAGAAGCCCTGCCTTTCACTGAGAGAGCTTGAAAAGCAGGTCGGCTTTGACCTGGAAGCACAGCTTGATCCGGCACAGAAGAATATGACCGTCATTGAACTGGTTGAGAGATACCTTGCCACAAAAACAGGCGTGAAACCGAATACGCTGACGAATTACAACTTTGTCAGGAATATTCTGAAGAAGGAGTCTTTCGGAGCAAGAAAGATCGCTCATATCAGAGTATCTGACGCAAAGCTCTTCCTGATCAAGATGCAGGAAGACGGGAAGGGAGCAAGCACGATAAAGACTGTAAGAGGAGTCTTAAGACCGGCATTCCAGATGGCGGTTGATGACGACATTCTCTTAAAGAACCCTTTCGGGTTTCAGCTTGCCGGAGTCATTGTGAACGACAGCACCACAAGGGAAGCAATCAGCAAAGAGCAGATGAACAGTTTCCTCAAGTTCGTGCACGATGATAACTGCTACTGCAAATATTACGAGGTAGTGTACATTCTTTTCCATACGGGAATGAGGATATCGGAACTCTGCGGGCTTACGCTTTCGGACATCGACCTGGAGAACAGGATCATCAACATCGACCACCAGCTGCAGCGGACGAGCGACAGCAGGTATGTGATAGAGTCCACCAAGACGAACGCCGGGACGAGGAAGCTTCCCATTACAGAGGATGTGGCTGAGTGCTTTCGGGCGATCATAGAGGACAGGAAAAAGCCTGCGATAGAGAAATTCATTGACGGTTACGGCGGATTCCTTTTTTACGACAAGAACGGGATGCCCCTGGTGGCCATGCACTGGGAACACCGTTTCAACCACATGGTGAAGAGGTACAACGACATCTATAAGATTCAGATGCCGAACATCACGCCGCATGTCTGCCGCCATACCTATTGCAGCAATCAGGCAAAGGCAGGGATGAATCCGAAGACACTGCAGTACCTGATGGGCCATTCGGATATCGGCGTAACGCTCAATACCTACACGCATCTGGGGCTTGAGGATGCCGAGGACGAGATGAAGCGAATTGAGAAAATAGAAGCCGCGAAGAGGGAGATGGACAGAGCCTCCGGCAAAACAGACAGAGCTCCGACGCAGAGGATGTTCAAGGCGATCGGATGA